GTCCGCAGCGGACTGAGGTAATACCGCTTGTGGTATCACGTGTGTACATGTATTCACCACGAGGCAAGACTGCCTCGTTTGTCTGGCGCCGAGCGGTGCCACGTCGTGCACGGCTCATTTCTTCATATTCTAGTTCTTCACTCATCAATTGCCTCTTTTGTTGTTTGGTTGGACAGTTGACAATATTATACCCTGGGTAAATTCGTTGTTAAACAGGTAAGAGAATTTTTCTGTCCGTTACTTCTTAAGTGTTTCAAGAATCTTGGCAGCCACCATATAAGGGTCGGCGTTCGAAGCGGGCCGGCGGTCCTCCAGGTAACCTTTCCAACCATTCTTTGCAACCCCGAGTGGTATGCGAATTGAAGCCCCCCTGTCGGATACCCCATATGAAAAGGAATTAATATGTTGTGTCTCATGAAGCCCCGTGAGACGCTTATCATTATCATGCCCATAAACAGCGATGTGCTCAGCATGCGTTTTACCAAACTTCTCACAAATCCCTGTGAATAGTTTTTCACCGCCAACCTCACGCATTGCCTTGGTGCTGAAGTTGGCATGCATCCCCGAGCCGTTCCAATCTCCATGGACGGGCTTCGGGTGGAAGGAAACCTCAAGATTGTGTTTTTCAGCAACACGGAAAAGGAAATAGCGGGCAAGCCAACAGTCGTCTGCTGCTACCTTTGCCCCCTTGCCGAATACCTGGTATTCCCATTGGCCAAGCATCACCTCAGCATTGACTCCAGTCATACTCAAACCTGCGTGCAGGCATACGTCTAGGTGTTCTTCAACGATCTCACGCCCTGTGACGTTCTTGTGTCCAACTGCACAGTAGTAAGGCCCCTGAGGCTCTGGAAAGCCTGAGGCTGGAAATCCGAGTGGACGGTCTGTTCCTGGAACCATGAAGGTGTACTCTTGTTCATAACCGAACCAGGCTTCTTTGTCATCAGTAAACTTAGCCCTTTGGTTGGTCTCGTGTGGTGTGCCGTCGGCATTACAAACTTCACACAGAACGATGCAGGCGTTACCTTCACCACCTCGTCCTCTATCTGCAACAAGGCGAATAGGTTTTAACAAACAGTCAGACTTGTCGCCTGTGGCCTGATTTGTGGAACTCCCATCAAAAGACCACGTCGGCACATCTTCAAGTCCAAACGTCCCACTCTCACCTTCACCAATAATAACTTTTGTTTTACTTCGGAGTTGCGGATTTGGAACTGTCCCGTCTAGCCAGACGTATTCTACTTTGATCAACATGTACAGAGCCTCTTTTCTTCTTTCCAGGATAGGATTTAGAGTTATTATTGCCTAAGGAGTTAACAATAGGACTAAGCCACTTCCATACTACCACCTAGAGGTGAAAATGGATTTTCTAGAAGAAAAATTAAAGGAGCTTGCGGAAGCAGACCTACAAATAGAGATAGAGCGGGAACTGGATGTTTGTGGTAAAAAATTCGGCGAAGTATCCAGGAACAAGGACTCAATTATCAATGCTCGGGCCGATAAAATTGAGCGCATTAGAGTTAAGTCAAATAACCCGATGGTAAAGCCAGGAGCACTCCTAGGTAGCCTGGAAGGGGTAAAGGTCGACGACCCATTTGGTTGGGCTTCAGGAGGCCTTAAGGTTACAGCCATGCCTATTTTCGATAACGAGGTAGAATGTGCCCTGAGCCTCGAAAATCCACCTACCGAAGCCATCGAGTCACTTTTTGAATTTCGCAAGGGAATGAAAAGGAGTCTCCTGGTAATTGATGACTACATCGAGATTACAAGGGTTACAACCATAACAAGCGGCCGTGGTGCAGAAACAGAAAACACTAATAAAAGCGCCCTCTATAGCATCGCCCATTACATAGGCATACTTGATGGTGAGAGGATGTACCGAATTCCAACCAACACTTTTGGCTCAAAAGACAACAATGATTCTTTTCATGCTCATGTATTAAGTACAACCGAGCTAAACATGCGTGAGATTATGGAACGTTATAAGAGGGCTAACTTGAACGAGGTCATCCACCCACTCGTGTGCGTTTCCTAATTCTGCAAACTCAATTGAAGAAAAACTGGTGTGCTTTTACTATTTATGGCTGGGTTTATATGAGCAACAAACGTAGATGGCAACAACTTGCTGGCATCCTCACCGAGGACGTTGACCGAGAGCCTAGTCTCGTTGGGTCACGCATTGACGTAAAAGATGATGACGAAGGTCGTATGGCCAAGGGCCAATTAGAACAGATTTTTAGTCAAGCTGATACCTTGCTTGACCTAATGCCAGACGACGCCCAGCTTGAATCATGGGTCCAGAGTAAATTGACCCTGGCTGCCGAAATGATTGATGTGGTAACACATTATCTCTTGGACGAATCCCCAGTCGAAGAACAAATGGATGCACACGTTGAAGCGTATGAAGATGAGATGGTTGAAGAAGACCTTGATGAGGGCAAACAAAAAGGTCTTTGGGATAACATCCATGCCAAGCGCAAGCGTGGTGAAAAACCAGCTAAGCCAGGCGATGCGGATTACCCAGACAAGGAGTCTTGGAATAAAGTCACAAAAGAAAGCACTCTCGAAGAGGCAGAGTATCAAGGGCGCAAGGTCGAATTAAACAAACCTATGCGTGGTGACGTCAAGAAGTTCAAAGTCTATGTCAAGAACCCTAAAGGTAACGTCGTAAAGGTGAACTTCGGCGACCCTAATATGCGAATCAAAAAGAACAACCCTGAGCGCAGAAAGTCATTTAGGGCTCGTCACAACTGCGACAATCCAGGGCCGAAGCACAAAGCACGATATTGGTCGTGCAAGAAATGGTAATAAAATGATTAATAAAGAACGCTGGCAGAAACTTGCTGGCATCGTTCCAACCGATGCCAGCAACATCGCAGAAGGCGACAAGAAAAAACTCAAGGCGGAACTTTCTGAGGGCTTTCAGAATCTTGGTATGGTCAGCCCAGGAATCATGGGCGGAAACCCATTTGAGGGAACGTCGACTGTAACAAAAGAGCAACACGATGATTATGGCGATTTGCCAGACGAGTGGCGGCGGCTGCCCGAAGAGGATCTCTCTGAAGCTATGGATCTTCTTCACAAGGTAGTTGAAGAAGCTTCGACAGGGCCGTTTCATGGGGTTGGCGAAGGCTCCGAACAAGTCAGCGCTGAATTGATTGACAACATCAAGCATTTTTTGAAGGACAACTAATCATGACTAAGATTCTAAAAGAGCGCTGGCAGAAATTAGCAGGCATCCTTAAGGAACAAAAACTTGGAGATGTTTCCCCAGAATCTATGGATCCTGCTCGGGAAGAAGAAGAGGCATTCAATAGGCAACTTGGAGATTATCCAGAGACAGCTAGTGAATATGCCAAACAACTCAACTCTAGGAAGTCTGGTTCAGGCTTTAGGCTAGCAGACGACTCAGAACACTGGGATAAGAGCGGTGTAAAGACGGGCGAAGACCTTGCAAGGTACCTAGCCATCGCTGACCATCGAGATAGTTTCAAGGAGACTTACGGCACAAGGCCTCGTCATATGAATTACGATGAGATGTCCATAGAAGAAATTGAAGCTGCCACCCAACGTCTTTTGGATGGAGCAGGAAACGAATTCTGGGATGATGCTGACCCCTGGGAAGGTGAGGTCGAAATCGTCGACGAAGCCGAACCCAGAGATGAAGGCGGTGACGAACTTGACAAATATGCTGACATCGAATCTGAATGGGACGAGAAACTCAATAGATGAGTTGGCTCACTAACTTATTTAATAAACATCCAGCCAGCCAGGGTGAGACCTACTTCCAACATGCGAAGTTCGCCCTGCGTGTTTCGGTGCACCTTTTTTTATCATCGATATGGTTAGTTTTGCACGCCGTGTTTCCCTTTATCTGCCCACCGTGTCCATTTGATACAAAGTCCACGAGAGACTTCCTGATAAAAAAATGTGATTGCCGTGATTGAACCAGTAAAATACAAGCCTGCCAGGCGTGTGAGTATCAAGTCTTTTGATACTCACTTCCTGGAGTCGGTCATTGCGAAGGTGGTTGCCAATGTCTTTAAAGAGATGGCAGTCCCAGAATCCTCGGGTGGGTTTAAAACGCTTTAGCCCAGTGCATACGCTTTGGTAGCGATACTAGGGAGATGGACAAGCGAGCCGAGCAAGCTTTGGGTTTGAAAAAACTTCTGGATGCAAAAAACAGAATAAGGTCATGTTTTCTATTTAAGCACAGCTACAACTTAGAAGGAAGTCTAACAGGGGGAAATATGATTAAGATATTGAAATCAGAGCTGCGAGCTTTAATAGTAAAAGAAGTTCGAGCTATGTTCAGGGAACAGCAAGAAGAGACGAGTTGGGACAAACAGGATCTATACCACGCTTTGAAATATTTGTATTCCATGGTGTACAGACGTGGTGAAGATTACGAATATTCCTTAGACCATGTTTCGGACATGCATGATATTCCCAAAGATGTCCTAGCTAAAGAGCTAGAAGACTTCGATGGCACCTACGCCTATTGACGCACATCGGCGCTGAATTAAAACGAGCCAAAGCCTTTGCTGCCTCCGTGTGTTACACGCTGAGGCAGTATTTTTTTCACTTGTTCGTCTTCCCCGTCTTCTTCGGCGTCAATCAAAAAACCTGGGCCGCTATTAAACAGCCTTTTGCGACGCTATGCAATGGATCGGAAGCATGGCGGACTTCAGAAATTTCTAACGGGAATCCGTGTTCAAGCAATTTTTGCTCAAGAATTTCAACAAACCCATCTGCTTTCGATGTGCCCCCAGCGACCACGAATGACAAAGGTTTTGAAAACTTAGGAAGAGAATTTGATTCCTTAAAATGCAAAACTAAGTTTTGCACAACGTAATCAATTAACCTTACATAGTAAGCTTGAACTGCATCTAGTACGGGATTTTCGTTGGCAACACCAACCGTAAATTTTCCATGTTCTTTTTCAGCCTGTACAACCGAGTCTGATTCACCAGTAGCTATAGACGCCATTCGGTCGATCCAATCACCCGATTTTGCAACACTGAATTTCATAACAGGTTCACCATTTAGCATCACGCATACATTTTGCATTCCTGCCCCGCAGTTGTGGATTGTGAGAAATGGGCCAGAAAAAGAGTGGTCTTCTTCTACCTGAAGGTCGTAAACGGCCCCGCAATATTCCTCATGTCTAATATCCTGGACCCGTGAGCAGATAAAGCCGTCGTCGAGGAAAATGCGTTCTGTCGTTTTACTAGTTTCACATGTCACATTTTTGATATATTCAACCATTGAAACGGAACTCATTTTACCAGAAACTGAAACTACCCACTCTCGTTTCTTTCCTGAAATTTGTCTATCGTCGACAATACCGCCTGGTCGTGGTTCTCTGTAATTTGTTGCAGCCGCAAATCCAAGCCGAGCACACAGCTGTCGTGCAAGCCAAATGAGGTGTGTATTGGTGTTACTGAAACGAAATCCAACATTTTCGAAATGGCCGTCTGAACGAACCAAACCAGCTAAAAGATTGGCACATTCAGACTTCGAAAGTCTGGACAAGTCCCATGGAAAATATTTTTCTTTGTTGTCGTTGTATAGGTGACCTGAGAACCAGTTTGCTAACCCTTTAGAATAACACTTAATTCGCAAACAGCCGTCGCCTTTTGGAATTACCGTACAAGCTTTATTGAAATTCCTTGCAAGAATTTCTTGCACATCTTGAATATTAGCTTTTTCGGCAATGCCAAAATCAAATTGCACACATGATTCGGACAGATTGACACTCCCGTCGCCTAGAAAATACCCGACAAGCCGTTGAACGTTCGGTGAACACGAAACACGTGTTTTGGTATAATCACTTGAATTTGTTTTGCGTTCACACAACGTTATTCCTGGTTGCCCTTTGCCGAAACGATTTCGTTTCGCAATACGCTCTCCAACAATTTCTCCGACTGCAAGTTCTTCACATCCAACCCACTGCCAGCGGTTATCTCTTTTCACATAAAGTTCGTGGTTATCAACAAATTTATAATCCTCGAAGTCGTTTGAATACCCTTGCAATTTTACACTTGTAGATACTCCTTCAAACTGTTTGGTAACTACATTGTTTACTTGGCGCCACCTGCCTTTGTGGGTAAAAACCTCATCACCCTTTTGTACATCTTCTATGTTTGTGATTCCTTTTCTTGTGTAAATTTTGGTGCCAGGAACAAGGCAGGAGAGCGCAACTCCTGTATAGTCATCATTTTCAAGCTCCGAATAGCAGAGAGCTTCTGCCTCATTGATTGCACGGGCCTGATAACCTTGTTCCAGTAGAATCTTTGTGACAACATCCTCGTGGTAGCCTACATCGAACTCATCATCCTCTTGGTCAATTGGTTGTGCTGGGATACAGAAGACGAGCTTCTCATTCTTCTTCTTGGCTTTGCCTACTACCTCTTTTAGGATATAAGAGAGTACTTTGCGGGCATGCTTCTCTTTCGCAGAGACAACTCCACGGTACATTGGGCGCTTTGCGGAGTCGTTACGCTCAACAGCTTTTTCGATTGCATCCATACCAAGTAGGATGAATGAACCATCCTCCTCATCCTTGACAAAAATTTTGTCCTTGAGGCCCTTTTCAATCATTTTGGTGGCTATGGGTGTGCTTGGCTTGATTACATAGAACGCATCACGGAAGTCCTTGAACTCCACACTTCCTTCTTCTTTGCCCTCAGAAGCCTTTACTACAAATGACGTTCCCACGTCCAACCCAACCGTCATTGTGTCACCTTGTTTGTTTTGATCATTATTTTCTCTCCTTGAGATTCTTCAGTTTAGAGACTGAAGCTCCTATACCACTATCTTGTGACACTGTTTTCTTTCCTAAGCTCTTATGTTTCGATGTGAATGAATCTGTGCTGACATCTGTAACAAACTTACTCTCATCAATATTGATAGTCCTTGTTGGTTTGTGTTGCTTCACAGAGCTTACCTTCCATTCAGATACACGCCCTGTTTTGTCTAAACGCTGTAGGTCGTTAGGTCTTTGCAAGTTTCTTTGCAGTAAGTTGAGTCGACCAAGGATATAACCAACGATAAAAAGTATGATCCCAATTACAATTTCTAGTATGAGCATGACTGTGTTATTGAAAGAAAGATGCACTGCATCTTTCTTTGTTAGTATACTTTTTCTAAGCGTACATTTCTAAATTCCATTGCGTTTTTCTAAATCTGTCGCATGGCCTGTCAGCCAAGCTTATGAAATGCCTACTTAAAGGCATGCATCACTCAGACCCAATGCATTATAGCATGGAACAACTTGTTCGTGCTCTGGCTGCCGAGACTCTCTCGGAAATTTCCTATGACGACGCTACTGTCGAAGAGGAAGGCTCCACAAATGGTGGAATGTGGGACCACATTGCTTCGGTTCTCCTGGATGAGATTGATTCGACTTACGAGGGCGAAGAAGTACAGCCATATGGTTATCACGCTGATGAATGCATCATAGGCCTTCGACCACTTGTGCAACCGTACTCGGTCTTTCCAGCTGCATCAAATATGCTGTCAGCGCTTGAACAACTAACCCTCGGTAAGGGAGACCCACGTGCATACACTACACTGGTTGTCCGTGCGATGGGTACAGCTGAAGCTGATAGATGGCAAAGCGAAGAGAGACTATACCGATGAAACTGCAATCAATTATCAACAATTTAGTCAAAGAAGCTCTGGAGGAAGCGTCTAGAGCTTCGCTTAATGAAATCTGGCTCGATGAAGCTGAATACCCAGAATCCTTCTCATTCGAGGAGTTAAAAGGCTATCGTGGTATGGCTGGAAAAACTCGCTACCTCCAACGACACTTCGGTAAAAAACTTGGCAAAGGTTCAGCACGAATCGTGTTTCCTGTCGATGGTGACACGGTTCTTAAGGTAGCGCTCAATGAAAAAGGCGTAGCACAAAACGACGTTGAGATAGATGCTGGAAAAATTGGCTATGAGCACATCGCTAAAGTTTACGACTTCGACGACGATAGCACATGGCTTGAAATGGAGAGAGCTGAGCGGCTCAAAAAAACAAGCTTATGGCCAAAGTTAACTGGTATCCAGATTAGCTTCTTTGACTGGTATGACGTTCTCACATTTCAAATTCGGAAACGTCTTAGGGGTGGACGAACTCACCCTAGCATAGAACCAAACGTAAGCAAAGAAATTCTTGAGCAAGTCTACGAAAGTGAAATGTTCAATGACATCATGGGGATGATTGCTAACCACGACATGTCAGCTGGGGATATGGGTCGGCCGAGTTCCTGGGGTGTGGTCAGTCGAGGTGGGAAACAAATACCAGTTTTGATCGACTACGGGATCACTCCCGATGTATTAAGAAAGCACTACTCATAGTAGGTAACAATATGAAAATAACAAGCAAACAACTCAAAGAGATGATTCGCAAGGCTGTCCGTGAGCAACTAAGCGAACAGGCACCTGTGTGGGGCTCACAAAATACACCAAAAGGCCTGGCGGGCTTCGCTGGGAAGACAAGCACACAGACTTTTCAGTCCAATGCAGAAAAAGCTAAAAAGACTGCCGCACAAAAGGCAGCTGAAAAACAAGCAGGTACTGGTGAGGACTTTGGATCGGACAAGACTTTACCTAAGGGTAAGGTTGGGGCTGCCAATCGCAAAAAGCTTGAGCAATCCAAGAAGTTGCAAAATTTAAAGAAACAAGTGTACTATGAAATTGATCAAGCTAGCACAGACCCTGAGAAGTTGCAGGCAGTACTTGATTACCTCCGAAAGGACCAGGCCAACTAATGGTAGACCGAGATAAAGAACAAACCGAAGAATACAAAGACGCCAACAAGAAGACAGTTGATGTCGGCGGCAAAAAGAAACTACTGCTCATGGATGATGAAGATGTGAGTGGCGAAGAGGAGCTTCAAGAAATGATTATGGCTCTCATAGAAGAAGCTCTCGCTGGGATCGACCTCGACTAAAGTTCTTCGATACGGACCCTAAGCGCATCAGCGAGATACTCGGCTCCAGCATACCAAGCTTCATCAGCCGTCTCACTTAAAACTTCTGCAAGCACTGCTGTTAGTTCTTCAAGGATTTGTTTCTTGGGCATGACATCTTGTTGTGGGCCTTCAGGCGGTCCAATGTTTGGCAGTTTATCTGCATCGATCAAACTTGGGACTCCCAGACTGCCCTCATTCAAGAGTCCAGCTAATCTTCTCCAGCGTTCCTTGGAAAACCTAGTCATTGTTCATCTTCTTTTTGAAGGCTGCTAAAATCTCTGGCCTGTCTTCTTTAAATCTAAACCTGCTGGAGTTGATCATCTTGATCAGCGCCTCATATGAGTTTACATCCGACCAAGTAATACCAGGACCAAAGAACTCTTGCACAAGTCCATCAGGACTAGTGGTTACGATTTCATCCTCTAGTGTTACCTTCTTGTCTTTTTTGCGGCGACCGCTTGGTGGAATGATTTGGAACTTTCTTTTCTTTAATCCGCTACGGAAATCCATGATGTATCTGTTCCAAACATCATCTGGGTCTCCTGGTTCTTTCCAGCGAACGACGGTGGCAATGGCGTAGTAAAGCAAATTTCGCCAAACAGCCTTCTTTTTACTTGATTCAGGGGCACCCGAGTTGATGTCTTTCATCCAGTTGAGGTTGCCAACGAAGACATCGATCTGGATCATGCCTGGTTCATCTGTACGATCGCCTTCGGCGGTGAAAGCATTCATCTGCTCGCCTGAGGAATCAACCAACGGTGCCAGGAGGTGAAACTGCTTCAAGCCTTTTATGATAGAAAAGCTTTCGACAGTCGAGTTTGCTAGGTGGCCATCAAGCACGCTCCAAAACTCATGTATATCTGTTAGCTCGGACATGCCCAAATAGTCAGCCAACTTGTCTAGACTCACTGCTATGTCGATATCATTGAAGAACTTTTTGCTTTTATTGCCAACGATTTCGTATTCTAGGCCATCAAAGCCAGCTAGGCTCAATGCATTACTGATGCTAGGCTCCAATAAAGGCTTGGGCACCACGGAGTTCATACCATCAAATACGTTTCCACCTTCTTGGATAGCAGACTCATTGAGTGCTGCTCTAAGGTCTTTCCTGACTACACCCTCTGGAACAATCTTCTTGTCGACAAAAAGCTCGATGACCTCGTCCAGTGGCATTTCCTCAGCCAGGCGACGCAGTTTTGCTATTAGAGCTTTCTGGTAATCAATTCGCTCTCGTGTTTCCCGTTGCTTCCTTTTAATGGTAACCATCTCGTGGCCGTTCTCTTCGAACTCACGTTCGACTTCATCCACTTCGTCTTGGTGCTGCTCTAGACCGACATCCCATGAATCTGGGTCAGCCTTGAGCGCTTTCCTGAATCTGTTTTCGGAATCAAAAATCCTGCCCAGATAATGCCAATTTCTTTGACCAACCTCAGTAAACTTTTCGGTGTCTACAATTTTGATAAGCTTTCCGTCTGGTCCAGAAATGACAACACCTTCTACGTCTTTGCCAAATTTGCCTGAGACATCATGTCCAAGGGCTTGGTTTTTTGCCTGGAGACCGATCTCTTTAACCCGTTGCAAGAGCTTGGCTTTAAGTTCTTTCGCTGCGGGCGTACGAGCTGGCTTTCTCAGGAAATTTCCGTGCTTCTCTACCAGGTCTTCAAGGGATACAACAATGTCGTTGTCAAACTCCAACCCTGAGATATCCATCTCAGGGACCTGGAAGAACTTGATCGTACTGTACTTGTTCGCTTCCTCTGCGAGGTCTTTCCACATCTCTGGGAGCGTTAGCCGTCCTGTTTTGTCCTTCTTGCCCAAACCTGTCTTGGTGTTGAAGATAACAAAAATTCCGTCGCCGATCTTAGCCTCATCATACATGACGATGTTATGGTCCCAAGAGGGAATGGCTTCGCCTTCGATTTCCAAGTTTCCGTCATACTCGAAACCATGTTTGGCTGCCAGTTTTGTGACAATGCTATCCCAGGGGACACTTTGGAGTTTGTCGAAGTAGGATTTGAAATCAGACAGGAACGAGGCATCAGAAATGTCTTCCAACGAGTGAAAGACCATGTTCTTGCTACGCATGTAGAACTTGCCATTCTCAACTCCAAGTATCATGGCGACTCCATCCATTTTTTCTGTCACGTGAAATTTAGCCTTGTCGAGATTCCAAGCCTTGAGGAAGTCGAGCATGTCATGCCACTTGAGTTTATCCAGGTGTACGATCCCCTCCCCAAGCAGACTAATAGCCTCTTCGACTTCACGCTCAATAAGAAGCCTTAAAGCACTGTCAGTCATTTTTTACCTTCTTTGTCTTTGTTATCCAGGATGCGTTTATACATGGCGTCTTCATCAGTCATCCATTCTTCTTCGGTCTCAGCGACTTCATCAATCATCTCTGCAAGCTTAATGAGCTGTGCATTGGATTTCTCTAGTCGCTCCATGTATTTTGAAAGGATAGGTCCCATAATGGCATGCTCATTTGGTTTGTTGTGAACATCTTTATAGAGATCGCCAAATAAAATATAGGCATTCTTGCGGTCGCTTACAGCGTTCTCATAGATCTGACGCCAGAGAAGTTTCTTCTTTTCTTCGAGTGAAGAAAGCGTATCAAGCAGGGCGCTAAAGTCAAGCAGCTGGCGATTTGTTCGTGTATCCAAATCTTTAATGTCTGGTGCCTCAAACTTCCATTCAGGGACTTGCGGGTTAAATGACTGAGGCACGTACTCGTAATTCTCTGCATTTTCTTCAAGCCCAGCAGCAAATTCGTCTTCAAGTAGTTCGCCTAGTTCTTCTTCAGGGGTTTTTGGATTATCTGTCGCCATGTCGGTAATTATCAACAACAGGCGAGAAACAACCAATGAGTAGACGATATATCCACTTTACCAATCAGAAGGATGCTATGGCCATTCAGGAGTCACAAGAATTGTGGCAATCGAGCTATGGCCCAGCTGGTTCTGTATTTGCCGTTGCCGAAGGGGCAAAACATGTTCCAGGAGTTCAACAGTCCTCAATGGGCAGGGCCAAAGTCCGTTCCGCTGCTGTAATATTTGAAACAGCTCTTCTTCCAGATGTTGCATTCCCTGAAGAGGTGATGTGGCACGTGGAAAAACTACCAATTAGAAATGTTGAAGTCGTGTCTCCATCTGAAGCTATCAAATTGCTGGATGGTTCAATCCCAGTAAGTGAAAGCGACCAACTTAAAATTCCTTTACACCCTGCTTTCAATATATTTGGCGATTGGACTAGGATGCCTGAAGATTTTGAACCCTGGATTCCTGGGCAGGGCGATGAGACTTATATGGCAGCCAATCAGCTCTGGCACGAGGATCAAGATGTTGAACTCATGCGGAGCATTTGGAATGACAGTGAGCTGGCCGAAGCTTTCTCACCAGAACTTCTAGCTTTATTGGACGACTAACATTTACAGAAATGAAAGTTACCTTAGTCTATAATCTCATAGCCAATTTCTTGTAATCTTGTCTAGTATATACCTACACCTATGGCAAGAAGAACAGGATCACCAGCAACCAGAAGTATCGTTGGCGGCTCAGCCGCCAATCGTATTGGTGGTGCAATACAAGGTGCGCAAACACAAGCTGCTGCGCCAACTCTCCAAAGAGCGATCGTCGTTGATGTTATCATGGATCCAAACATCCTGACGGTCGAGCAAATTGAGCAGATAAAAGGAGTCGTCAATAACCCAAGGTGGGCTGACATTATGCCTGTTAACTCAATTGTCGCTCGCATTGTTAGCAACGAGGGTGGTCGAGCTGCGAGAACCAACACCATACTATTCCCATTCTTCTCCTCACACTTTCAATTGCCAATTCAAGCTGGCGAAAGCGTCGAAGTGATCTATGAGGATTATTCGTATGGCGGGCAACAAGTCGGTTATTGGATGACTCGTACAAGTTCAACAAGGACCGTAGAAGATGTCAACTACACACATCAAGATAGGATTTTGCTGCCCTCAAGAAACCCAAGCAACTTTTCCTCCGAAGAACGCCAGGCTCGCAAAGTAGACCAACCTGACCCTGGTTTCCCTAATGGTGCCAACACACCATCAACATTTGTGTTAGCTCAAAGTGGTTCAACTGATAATGCCTACGACAGAATACTCCTAAACGCAACTAGTCACAAGGGTGGGGATGCGGATGCTATACCTCTCCAAACCTTTGAATCAGTTCCTCGTTGGCGTAAACGACCACAGGAGCTAGTGTTTCAAGGTGCCAACAACACACTTATCTGCCTCGGAGAGGACAGAAAAGGAGACGTACTTGGCGTTCGAGCAGAAGAAAACCCAGATGCATCTGGGCAAGCAGGCTCAATAGACATTGTCGTGGGACGTGGGAGAATCTTGCCAGAACCCAACGTAGACCCAGGCGACGCTTTCGAAGGTAATACAGCGCCTTGGGTGGTGGGCAACACCCGAAATGTAAATGAAACAGACAAGGCTCGCTACCTTAGGGTGCCAGGCACTAACCAACTTTCAGACAATCTTGTTGAGGGCGACCCAGACCTTGTGCGTGATGCTGCCAGGATATATGTCACGATGCAATCAGAGGTGGACGTGAACTACGGCCTTACAGAGATTGAATACACTGAGAACACCCTGCCAGCAGGGGACAACTTAAATGAGTTGGTACAACCTAGGGCAGGTGAACAAGGGACTCTCAATAAGAGTTATGTGGTTCAGAAGGCTGACCATCTTAGGATGATCGCCCGCAAAGACACTGACAACGAAATTGAAGGAACTATTCTTTTGCTCCGTGAAGGAGCTGCCGAGACAGATTTAGATGTAATCTATATGTCCAAAGAAGGCGTACATATTGACGGACCCAAGATTGTTCTCGGCAGAGGCCTGGCAGAAGTAGCAGGAGCTGGTGGTGACCCAACACCTGGTGGTGAGCCATATATCAGGTGGTCCAAGTTCAGAGACACAGTTGATCACCTACAGACGGAGATTGAAGCACTAAAAGATGCGCTTGTGGCGCAGGACACAAAGACGCATGAAAAGTTTGATCAACTCACGACACTATTGCAGTCGGCGTTTGCGGGGGCGATTGCCATACCTTATAGTCCAATCGCTGCGCTATCGGCAATTGCTGTAAATATAGGGTTGCTAGGAACTCAACTGCAAGTTGACCTACAACAAAATTCCCAAGAAGCAACCCAGGCACACTCGGACGGCAAAAGCAACACTGATAGTTCAGTAGAGGCTGCGGCCAGTGAAAAGATCTTCGGGGAATAATTGAGGTTAGCCAACCTGGTTTTGCCAGAAAAATAATTGGATACATGGAGAAAATATGCCCTCACCAAATGAAAAAGAAAGATTAATTGGCTTGCTCGAACAAGCCTGGCTTGAATCAACTTCCACAATCAATGATTCCGTTGAAAGAAAGATTGCTGAGGCTCGGACAGCAAATTCATCAGAAGGTTCTGAGGTTTCGGAATCGGAGCGTACGGATATTACAACTTTAGGAGGAGAAACTGAAGCCAGGGAGCGTGCTAGGGCAATCACCGATACGGTTATTAGTGAGCTTCTTGAAAAAATCAAAACACTTGAAGGTGTTGTGGTGGATGTCAGGAATCGTGTTGAAGCTCTTGAATTAGTAACTGGAATAGCCTCTTTGTAAACACGTATTGTCCCTGGCTAATACTTACCTCTGATGATTAGAAGAAGCTTCAAGGATGTTGGCGTAAGAAACGAGGTTATTCGTAATAACCCGCTCATTGCAAATCGCTCACGATTGCCAATTGGTATTAAAACCCCTCTTGAACTTGTGGGCGGTTCCAGCATGTTTCAAACCCATGATAACATCGCAGATCAAATCGAAGACAACCTTCGCAACCTTCTTCTTACCAATTGGGGAGAGCGAATTGCTCTTTACAATTTTGGGGCCAATTTACGTCCCTTGCTTACCGAATACAGCAACAAAGACGATTTTGACACTGAGGCAATGGTTCGAATCAATACGGCAATCACCAAGTGGATTCCTTTTGTCACTCCCTTGGGATTCGAAAGCTTTCCAGATTTGGAAGAAAACCAGTTCACGGGCCGAGTCCGTATTTTTCTTTCCTACGCAGTTCCACGACTCAATATCAATGACAAAAACATGGAACTGGAACTCTACATTATTTAAGGTAACCTAACGTGCCAGTAAGCAGCAAAAAAAGACTACTCAAACAGATCAAACAGCGCAAGTACCTGAACAAGGACTTCGATTCGCTGAAAGGTGACCTGCTTGAATACGCCAGGACTAACTTCCCAGACCAGATTCGGGATTTTTCCGAGGCCAGCCTTGGAGGAATGCTGTTGGATCTTGCAGCCTACACAGGCGATGTAACTTCATTCTATTTGGATCACCAATTTCACGAGATGTCAATTGATACAGCTGTAGAAACTGTCAACATTGAACGTCATATAAAAAATGCAGGTGTTCCAATCGTCGGTGCGTCTCCAGCTGTCCTAAATTGTTCTTTCATAATCGAAGTGCCAGCAACTGGAACTCCAGCGGAGCCTAACACTGAGGCTTTGCCAATTATCCACGAAGGTACTGTAGTACGTGCTCAAAACGGAACACAATTTGAACTAGTAGAAGACATTGACTTCAGGGAAACAGACAACGCTGGTGAACTTGAAGCGTCTGTTACAGTTGGTAACCGTGACAGCAGCAACAACCCAACCACATTCATACTCACAAGAGAAGCCGTAGCCATCTCAGGTTTCCGTCAGGTGGAATCCTTTTCGGTCGGTGGGTTTCAAGCTTTCAAAAAACACACCCTGTCTAAGGAGAACGTTACTGAGATCATCCGAGTCACAGATAACCAGGGCAACAAGTACTACGAGGTTGATTACCTGACACAGGACACAATATTTGAGGCAATCCCAAACATTACAAACGATTCTGACTTAGTGCAAGAAGCCATTGTCCCTATCCCAGCCCCCTATCGTTTTACAGCTGGCACAGGCCTACAAACACGGCTAACGACGCTAACTTTTGGTGGTGGAAGTGCACAGAGCCTAAATGACGACATTATCCCAGATCCTTCCGAGTTTGCTGTTCCCCTTTACGGTAAGAAAACATTCTCCAGGTTCACGCTCAACCCAGGCAATCTGCTGCAAACTACTACTTTTGGAGTCTTGGCACCGAACAGTACACTGACGATTGAGTATCGCTACGGTGGCGGACTGAATCACAACATTGGTAGGAGATCTATTCGTGGCCTAACCAACCTTGTCATCAGTTTCCCTGGGCGGCCCACACCCGAAGTTTCCCAGTTTGTGCGTCAGTCAATTGATGCCCAGAACTTTGAGTCTGCCGCAGGTGGCGAGGATGCTCCCACGGTTGATGAACTCAAGCAAAGGGTTCCTGCTGTTAAGGCTTCACAGGGCCGTATTGTAACCAAGGAAGATTTGCTTGCCCGTGTATATACGATGCCGTCTAACTTCGGCCGAGTATTCCGAGCATCAATCCAGCCAAACCCGAACAACCCGCTCGCTGCTCAGTTGTTCATCATCTCAAGGGACAACGAACAACGACTCACAATGTCTCCAGACAGCCTAAAGTTGAACCTGCGACGTTTTCTCAATGAGTACCGACTCATCTCAGATGCTATTGACATTCTAGATGCACAAGTGATCAACCTTAAGATTGATTTTTCCATTGTCGTCGACCCAAACTTCAACTCTACGCTAGTGCTTCAGAACGTTATCGCCAGGCTCAATAAGTTCTTCAATATCAAAAATTACGAGATTGACCAGCCGATCATTATCGCTGAGATCCAGAATGTCATTTTCAATAACCCAGGTGTCCTAACTGTTAACTCAATCGACATCAAAAACCAAACTGGAACAGTTGGCAACTCTAACCCCAGGCAATATTCAGATATACAGTTTGACGTAGAGGCAAACACGGATAGGGGAATTGTTATTGGACCTCCAGGATCCATGTTCGAAATTCGCTATAAGAGTTACGACATAATCGGAAGCACGGTATAACAACATGTATAGGATTCTCAGCGCCAGCAAAGATGGCTACATCACCAACAAATATATTGCTGGTTCTCGTTCGCTAGATGCAAACGTAGGTCAGGCGGGAACGCTAGACCTGTACAAATTATACAATGAAACAGTCGTTATAAGCGGTGGGTCACCTGTCCCTAGCGTCACTGAAGTTACTCGTCTACTGATCCAGTTTGACTACGGCAAAATAGAAGCCCTGACAGGTTCTGTTTTAGATTACTCATCGGGTAATTTTGCCGCTGCCATAAAACTAAAAGACATTTATGGTGGCCAGGCCGTACCCTCCAACTTTACAGTCGAGTTACTACCGCTGTCAAAATCTTTCAACGAAGGTAGAGGATATGATGTTATTGCATACCGTGATATTGATGCTGCAAATTGGGTTACTGCTTCTCTCTCTCCTGTCGTAACCTGGTCACAACCAGGTGCAGGAGCTGTTGGAGTCCTAGGTGATGATATAGATGTCATAGCCAGCGGGAATGTAGGATCGGGCCTTCAAGACCTGAGGATCGTACAAACGTTCGCTCGTGGTGATGAAGACCTTTCAATGGACGTAACAACTATTGTCTCAGCGACCCTTGCAGGAATCCTGCCTAATAACGGTTTCAGAATCTCGTTTATTGATTCCGAAGAAACTGATTCTACAACCCGTTTCGTTAAACGATTTGGTTCACGGCATACTTTCAATAAAGATTTACACCCAGAACTCGTCGTTACTTATGACGATGTAATTGCGGACCCAGGGCCTCGACCTTTCTTTGACATGTCACAGAGCTTGTACACCTACAACTCAATTCGTGGGACACACAGGAACTATTTTTCGGGCAGTACAGAAATCACAGGAGCCAACTCCCTAGCCATGGAACTAGCAGCCTCCAAGAGTGTCAGTTCCACTGTTAGTGTTTGGAGTCCTTCACACAGCGCAAGCATCAATATCATAACACGAAGCCTGACTTATTTTTCCAGGTCTTATTCAGGGTCTCAGTTTACTTTTGGGACCCTGGCGCAAACAGGTATTTACTCGGCCCCATTCCACCTTTCAACAACCGAGGACGCTGAACTAGGGGCTTTTGTTTCAAACGCTAAAGAGATCCCTTTCAAGGTCATGTGGAAAAGCATTGACGGAACAGTGAATTACGCCCAGAATTATGTGACACTCAGGAAAATCGAAGGGTTTGCTGCAAATGCCTTGGAGATGAATCTGGTTGTAAACATCACAAACCTCAAGGATGAGTACAACTCTAATGAGACCCAAAGATTGCGAGTGTTCGCCGCTGATTACAACCAAGAAGTACCAGGCTACAAGCTACCGTTGAACCTTGACTCAGTCATTTTATCCGATCTTAGATGGCGACTGATAAAAGCTTGGACCAGGGAAATTGTAGTTCCATGGAGTACGTCCACCAGAATGTCAACAGACGCAGAAGGCATGTATTTTGACATGTATTTCAACGACTTGGACATCAACGAGGTATATGAGTTTGAACTTCTTTGTTCAACAGGTATTGGAAGAGACATTACTATTACAAACAGCGGGTTCCGATTCAAAGTCCTAGTCTAGGCAACACAAATTAGACTACGGTGCAATGAACAAGGTAGCTTCGGACAAACTGAGACATTTTTCAAGAAATGGTATGTTAGTCGAATACTAAAGCGTGGATGAAAAAATCAAATAATCCGATGAAACTAGTTATAGTCAATGGCTGAGAACAGAGACAACACCAGGAACCTGTCACTTAATAAACCAGGTCTTTTTTCACCTACAGTCGTTCGTGGGATTAGGCAAGGTGCGTCTCACCAGAGCATTAACTTTAGCCCACAAGATGACCAACTAGCAGACAGCAGTATTCAGAATACGGGCTCTTATAAGTACTCGGTAGACGGAACTGGTCTTCGCTCAACCCAACAACTTAATATTGGCTGGAGTGAGTTTGAGAACCACACCTTTTTCAATTCCGCACAAGTCAAGACCAATGTGGCGTTTGAAAAAATATTCAATGAGTTTCCGTTTGACGGTTCCAAGCAGGAATTCGAAAACTTCTTCTCGGGACTCACGGGTTATGAAAAGTGGGTCTATGATCAGTTTCCGAAGAACCTTGGGTACATGTTTTTTAGTGGGGCACAGGAGAGTGAAGATGGCAGTGGGACCTATATCACTGTTAAAGACGTCGCTGGCTCTGCGTTCCCAACCGTTTCCACACTGAGAACAGGTGAGACGGTAATCAACCCTGCTGATAGCTCCATGACAATAGAGTTCTGGATGTATTTACCAGCACAGGAAAATTCAGGGTCGTCTATATTCAGCAAGGTAACTGGCAGCCAGGGGTTTATTGTGGCGGTCGAGCCTTCTGCTAATGCTATAACAGGCTCTGCTTCAGGTTCTGTGTCAATGTATGTTGCATCTGGTGCCCTGTCAACCAGTGCCTCGTTGACTGTGGCTAAAGGTGCCTGGAATCACGTTGCTTTCACCTGGGACCGTTCTCTGGGTGTTCAGAAAATTCTCGGGTACCTAAATCAAGAGTTCATAAATTCCTCTTCCCAGGGAATTGAGTTCGATACGCTGACAACTCAAGCAGCCAACCTTTACATCGGGTCGGGGAGCCAGCTTTCTACAACTGTGACTGGTGTGTTCAATCCGACATCCACCTTTTCTGGAGCGCTGGATGAAGTTCGCATCTGGCATTCAGTTCGAAGCATTGATCAACTTAAGCTTTCTGCAAAAAAGGCCATCTTCGCACAAGATGACCTCAAACTGTATTATAAGCTTAACGAAGCTTCTGGGAGCAATTCCCTGGTTGTTCTCGACCACTCCAGCAACTCGGTGCACGGCAGGCTGAACAATAATGGATTCTTGCTCGGCGTTCGCAACGTAGCGACAGGTAATATTGCAGGCCCTTCGCCGATGACTTACGAAAAGATTGCCGACTCACCTGTTTTATTCCCAACCCAACCTGACCTGATTGACCTTAGGACGGAAATCTTGATTTCCGCATCCAGGTATGATTTGGATAATCCGAACCTGATAACTAAGTTGGTGCCTGTTCATTATTTCTTGGAGGGCCAGGCGGAAGATGGATTGAGCAGCCAAGAGGGTGATATAACTACCATCCTAGAGTCTGGAACGGACCCCAGATCTGTAAACCTTGGCGGAACGCAAGCTCTGCTGCTTCTCCTCTATACGTGGGCCAAATTCTTTGATGAAATGAAGTTGTATGTACAGGCATTCAGCACCCTGAATGCAGTCGATTATAATAGTATTGACACGGTTCCTGATCAATTCCTGTTGACGCTTGCTCGAAATCAGGGCATAGAACTCCCGCCACTATTTGATGGTTCTAGCATAGAGCAATTTCTTGAAGGTGAAAATATTCAGAGCGATATTAGTACAAACGATTTGACACTTCAAGGGGTCCGAAATCAAATTTGGCGACGTATCCTAATAAACCTCCAAGATGTCCTACGTTCCAAGGGGACGATGCACTCTGTGAAGTCATTCATTCGTTCTGTTGGAATTGACCCAGATAACAACTTCCGTATTCGTGAATACGGTGGACCCAATAAACTTCCATTGAACTTCACACGGGAAAAAAGGAATGAGGTATCAACCTTAATTGATTTCGTTAGTGGCGGCCTTGTGAAAACATCTGGCCTGTATTTAACCAGTGCAAGAACAGAACCTGGCTACCCTACACCGAGCAGCACTAACGATGACTTCTCCCTCCTTAGCGGCTCCTTCACCTTCTCTGGGTACTGGAAGATGTCAAATCCCTTGACCAACTCCACTCAGAGCCTGGCTCGACTCCATGAGTTTGATGGGACATCTTATCGGGTTCCGCTAAATGTCACTTCAATATCAGGAAGTGGTAAAATTAGGCTAGCTCATGATTACCAGGTGACAGGCGATGACCACACCTTTGAACTAGATGGCCCAGACATCTACGACGGTGGCCTATGGTTTGTATCTTTTGGAAGGCGAAGGAACGATGACGGCTTAAACTCACGAGTGTCTTCCTCCTACTTCTTGCGTGCGGCGAAGGCAGTCTATGGAGAAATCGTGGAATCATATTCTACGGCTTCATTTGTGGATGACCATACGGGTGGTACGGGTGCCCAGTTGTTCGAATCATACATACCCGACCTTGCGGCGAGTGCCGACGGGATGTTTTTTGCTGTCGGGTCCAGTTCCCTGGCTGCTGCAAACCTAACTCAAGAAATTGACAGGACGCAGGTATTTGACGGAAAATCGGGACACTGGAAGCTTTGGTCTAAGTACATTAACGAAAATGAATGGAAAGAGCACGCTCGCAACTTCCGCTCAGTTGGCGTCACTAACCCAGCTACCAACTTCAACTTCGTCACCACCAACTCGGGCTCCTGGGAACGTCTTAGATTCGACTTTTCAACCGACCAGCCAGTAACTGCTTCAGATGGTTCTGGTGTTATCGCACTAACAAACTTTGCCCAAAACACAATCACGGCCTCAGGTAGTAATTTCCCGACAAACAGGTCAGTCGCCGTGGCTGAGCGCTTCTACTATAGTTCACCTTCCCCTAAATTTGATCAAGCTGCGACGACAGAGAAGGTGAGAGTTCGTTCCTTCCAAAACTTTGAAAACGTGCAAGATACTCCTTGGGCTCAAGTTGCTCCTGTATACGAAATTGTACGCTCAGAAAGTCCGACGGACAACACTAGGTTCACTGTTGATTTTTCTGTTGTAGATGCTCTTGATCAAGACATCATTACTTTGTTTGCCAACCTGCAATCTTTTGACAACTCTATAGGTTCACCTGAGCTTGCTTTTTCACCTGATTACCCAGATCTTGAAAGCTTGCGAGATGCCTATTTCAACAAACTGGTGGATAAGATGAACCTCAAGTTGTTCTTTGAATTCTACAAATGGTTTGACACAAACATTGGAACTTTTATTGAACAGCTCATTCCCAGGAAAACTAAGTTCCTTGGTACCAACTTCGTAGTAGAGTCTCACATGTTGGAGCGGCCAAAGGTAGAATACCTCTATTCGGATATCTATCTTGGTGACAACACTAGGCATTCATTGAAAGACACTATCCTGCTTCAACTTATCACAGGGACCTTTTCCCGATATTAACGAGGCAAAACGTATCCTCAGATATGGCCAATTTCTGATAAACTTCACAATCTAATAAGAAGCCTACTTAAGGAAGTGAATGTTGACCTAGGGCCTTTTAACCCTAATCGTCAGTGAACTAGAGATAAAAGATGTCATCAACAATCAATGAAAACGAAGACTTTGAAGGTGGCCAATTCACCCCGTTTCAGGATACTGATACGCCCAGGGTTCAGAAGGCCATTCAAAATTTCGCAAATGCTACACAAGGATATGACACCGCCCAAATTAATCAATACCGACAGGGTGTCTCCATACGTACTTCACGGCATCTTTTCGAAACCACTCAGCCAAAAATTTGGGCTGGCAATCTAGGTCATGCTGTTCGAGTTATAACCATTGGACAGGCTCGTGACTTCACAGAGTTTGAGGATGACCCAAAATTCGAAGAGTTGCCCGAATTCAACCCCTCTTGGTACATTGAAGATGAAGACTACCCGTTCCCGATTATTTTCAACAACGGACCCCAACAAGAAGAAGAGGCAATTGTTGAGCCTTTTACCATTCCATTCCGTAAAGCAAATCCATTCGGAAACTTTGTGCCACGGACACCAAAAGCTGGTTTGGAGGACGGCAACAACTTTGACAACTATGATGGTGGAACAAATCGTGTGGAACAGTTCATTGAGTACAACCAACCACGTACTGCAAGGTTTTTTCTAGATGAGGGCGTGGAGTACTGGGGTCCAACTGCCTATGCGACAGTATTTGGGGCTGCCACAAGTTATGAGCCGACGGCAAGCTACATTTTCGATAATACCTCACTTGACCTGACAGACACAGGATATAACCTAACACTTGCTTCTGGCACTCTGGCTTACGGTGCGGGCCTGCCACGGTCTGAAACTGTAACAAATAGTCTAGTGCTCGATAACTTCACAGTTCTAACTGGTGCTACCGATTCAACACTCCAGGTAACTGGTGCCATATCTGTCCAAGGTTTTGTAAATGTCAGCGAACAAGAGTCGCAATACCTGTTTGTTATAGGCGGTGACACAAGCTCTGCTGCTGAGAATGACAATATTCTTTTCGCCGTGATCATGTCAACCATATTTAACAGAATAATATATACCCACCAAACATCAGCAGCACAAACGCTGGCCCAGGTGTCTGGCAACTATGCATGGAGTCTAAACAACTGGTTCCACTTCGCCGTAACCAGGACAGAAAATGGATTTGTGAGAATATATTCAGATGGCGTCCTACTAGGCCAAGGCCAAACAACTCCACCTACTGCTGGCGGTTCGCCTCAACAATTTTTACAAGTGGGAGGTGTCTATCTTGGCGCTGCCGTGCCGCCGTACGGCGCCGAGTTTAGCGGGAGTATCGCAGGGTTGAAATTTCATGACACAGTTCTAAGCGAGGAGCAAATTTTTGCCGAGTATGCAGCTGGCTTTCCTTACGAATCTGGGCGAGATGATGCAGCACTACGCCAGTCAGTAAAAGTAGATGGCTACGTGGCATTCATCCAGAGAGATGCAGACCCATTTGATGATACGGGTGATGAAAGAATTGTTGAACAAATCAGTACTACTGATGCGACATTCATTAGCAGATTGAAAGAACTCGACTTTGATTTGAGTGAAGACATTCGAGGCACATTTACTAAAAAATCAGCTGCCGCAGGTGGTGATGTATATGGTCCCGATTCCGCAAGATATGGGACAGACTCTATCGCATATAGAGGGTTAATCAGAGGTTCGTAGCTTGGCCAGAAGAAACAAAAAAACCAGGATCAAAGGCATCCCGCCAAGAATTCAACTCCAGACGAAAGACGCCAGGACGGGGAGCTATCCGTCTAAAGTTCGAACATCGTCTGACAACAGAACAGGTAAATATCCTATCAGCTGGAATGACACCAATACGATAAATTTTGGCGCTATCACCCATCAGGAAAACCTCTTTATTAATGGCCCCCTTGTTAAAGATGAATTACTAGGATATTGGAAGTTTAATTCAGGTTCATACGTGTCGCAGGCCCCTGGGGACTACATAGTTGACTATGGGCCTGTGCCTAACGGGGACGGTTATTTAGGAACCCAGCAGGGCGGTGTTGGTAAGAACTACACCGACACTCAGATAATCATGTATGTTACAGGGAACACGGGTCAGGCTGTTGAGTTAGTCACAGATGACCTGCCATTCTCCCTGAAAACAGGTGAGCGGTCCGCATTTGGAGATATTGGCGGCGCCCTAAAATTTCAACATAATGTAAGCGCCAACTCAGATCTTTGGTCAGTTGCCTCTGTCTATAGTGGCACTTTGTTTGCGCCAATCGAAGGCGGCGGCGGAGGGGAGCAGAGTTGGGGTGTGTCGGCGTGGGTAAAAATAACTGCTTCTGCATACCCTGCTAGCGGTATGACCGTTGCCTGTAAAGCTGCCTTGAATCGTACCGATATTGACTGGTCACTAGACATAGACAACAACGGCCTTTTGGTACTCAGTCTTTACAATGACCTAAGCAACAAGATCGAAAGCTCTTCCTCTTTCCCAGTTGCACTCAATGAATGGACTATGGTTCGTGCAAGTTGCTTAAACACATTTGATTCAGCGGACATAATTCTCCAAAGAGGCAGTGAACCAAAAGAATCGGAAGACAATATTGGTGACGTTGGTACATACACTGGCCAGACATACAACAGCAACCCAGTTGTGATAGGTGCTTCTGATTTAGCTACGCCAAATTTCCCTGGGTATATTTGTGAGGTTGCTTTCTACAGACAAAGCATTCAACACGAGTTGCAGCCTTCTTCTGATGGCATTGCCTTACCCAATGTTCAAGACAGCCTCGTAGCACCGATTAATGGAGTAGTTGCTGGCATCGGATTGAATAAAAATTCGAAGTGGATTGAGGATAGTGAACAAGTAACTACATTGATTCTCACAAGTGGCTCAGTGAGAAAAGGAATTGGAGACACCCAAGTACACTTCACTCCTGGGCAAGACCTAACGCCATTCAAAGACAATGACAACCCAGCTGTTGATGGGAAGTCGTCAGGAAATCCTTTTTATGTGACTGGGTCTAATCCTTCGATATTTGGAAGCGATCTGCAACAACCTCTTTGGTCGAAGACGAAAATCGAAATCCCTATCAACATACCAACCGAACACTCAATCTCCATAAGAGTTGACTCGTCGGATGCGACCAGGGAAAGCCACTCAATGGCATATCACAACTTTGATACTGGAATCTTTGAGGGAATTGGCAGAGGAAGACCCGAGACTAGCTTTGCAAGTATTCGTGAGGCGCTTGATGATGAAATAATGGGATTTGCGCCAAGTCTTTTACCGTTAGATCAACCATATAGGTCTGCGGGTGCTGGATATGTAACCAACGCCTTTGGTTTTCCTGCACATGCAAAATATCACGCAACCAGCAGCCAACTGATCAATCTGTCAGATTACATTGATGAGCCTTTCCTCATTGAAAAATTTAGCATCGAACTTTCTACCTCATTCCACATTGGCTCAGGCATTCGCTATTATGCTGATGACTACTGTAGCGCTTCTATCAATACCCTATTCGTTGGCATACAAAGAACGGCATTCTTGAGTAAAAGTTTCGATATGTTTAATAGTCTTGGCCCAGGTACTTTGGGTTCATTCCCTGGTGATGCTGGTACTTTCGAACCACTGTATTTTGTTTCGCCAACCAGGATCACAGGCTCTGGAGACACTGTGTTCGATGTAAGAACCATTAGAGATTTAGTAGGATGGAGTCAGGTCACTTCTTATGCATCTGGCGCTCGTGATTTCATTCCCACGGGAGGAACGTGGCAAACAAATGCCAGCAATATTACAATTGGGGATCTGATGGACCGTGAGATCAACATTGAACATGGTAGCGACACCAGCGTCTCGGGTGTCAATTGGTCACAAAGCGTAAAGCATGAATTTGAAGCAGCCACACCAGTTACCTCCGAGAACGTATTCTCATCTTACATCTCCAGGACAGACCTGAGGGCAGCCATGAGTCAATTTCAAGGAGGGAGCAACGGCCTAGGGCTGTTCGCACCGAGTGGAAGAAATCGTAGAAGCCCATTTCTTGCTGCTGAAGATAGGTTTTCTGATGTATGGATCACATTAGCACCCGATTTTGACATCACACCGTTTAAGCTTGGCGTGCCGGCCACGAGGAAGAAAATTAATCCGTTTCTGGTAAAACCTGGCGATTCTTTATTTTTGGGTTGGCAATTGCCCTTTGTAGAAAGCCCATTTTTTGACACTGTCACTGATAGGACATTTTGCCATGTTGTTTTTGCTCCAGGCCAGTATAAGTTAACCATTTATGGGTCACGACTTTCTGAAGACAGGGAGGTGCACGATACACTCAACCAATTGTTAACTTCTGATGCAATTCATGAGGTGATTGGATGATTGTTGCGCCCAAAATATTTCAAAGGCTTTACTGATGATTAGTGCTTTAGATCAATTCGAAACAGACTCATCTACTTTTTATAGTGGAAGCTATCTTTCTGACGTTGTGTTTGGGGACTCCTTAGGAGGCGGTAACACTACAGGCAATAACGAGAGAAGCCTGGCTGGAGATAGCGCCACAAGCACTAACCTATCTACTTTTTTCAATCGGCAGTATGTGCCTTATTGGATTTTGCAAGGGTATGCCTCAGGCAGTTTTGCAGGACGTGCCCAGAGATTTAATCGGTTGGCATCTGACTCTGAAATCTTCTTTGATTCAATTATGCCCAACCCATTGGATATACACCTAAGAACAGCAGATGACCTTTTATTTTGGAACATTTCCATGTTGATAACAGGCTCAGAACGTTGGGGCATTAAAAATGTTGTAGGTACTCTGGGCGTGGATGGTACGGGTGGCATAGCCCATTCCTGGTTAGGTGGGCCCCAGGTGTCAGTTACATTTCCTGACAGTGCAATAGATACCGAGTGGTACGCACGCTTTCCCATGGAAAGCAAGTACAAAGGCGTAGAGAGGCTAACGAGTTTTAATGGCTTACTCCCTAGAACATACACCATGTCCACCGATGTTGAAAATAACACTGTTACGCCTGTATCTTCCAGCAATTTCCTAGTGGCGGCTGGTCCAGCCGTGGGTCCATTTCCAAGATTCCAACTAGGTTGGATGCATTTTGCTGGTGCTCCATACCCAACACGGACAAACTTCACCTCCCCAAGCAATTTAAGTAACGCAGGCTCAATCTCACCTAACGTCTACTTTTTAAACTTTTTCGGCATTGGCGATGGGGTTGGGGGTACTACAATCCGCAACAAGGTACCCACCTCAGAAGTATTTCAGCTTGCCACTATTTTCTTTTTTCCTTGGGATTTTAACCTCAGAGGGTTCAAATATGGAGTGTATAATGCCAATAAAACGAGTACTAGTTGCGTGTACCGTGTTGGAAAATTTGGTCAGGTCCGTGATATGCTCGAACAGAGGCCAGTAACCAAATTTTTAGACCAAAAGACTAGTACAACAGTGTTTAGCCCAGTTAGCGTTAGGTTCGTTAACAACCCAACGACGATTGCACGTTCCATTGATTATGTCACTGCCACCAATCCTGATTACAATACAACCGATTCTGGTATATATGATTTGGAATACAGATCTGGGCAGCCCTTTTTCGACGACAGATAGTTAACCTAAATGGCAGGCATACTCGATAGCAAAAAAAGAATCCTCGATACGATTCTTACAACCGAAGGTCGGAAACAGATTGCCCAGGGCAAACTGAAGGCTGAGTTCTATTCGTTTACAGATGCAGGAACTCACTACTCCCAAGAGACAATAGTTTCAGGCGGGCTCGATGAGACCTACAGGATTCAGCTTGAAGCTGCCTCTTGGCTGCAAGATACCATTACCATTGAAGCCGATGATTCAGGGCGTCTCACAGGATTCCCTATAAGCGGCTCAGACCGTTATGTATTTCGTGGAGGCCAGATACTATCTTCATCTTCAGAGAACGAGTCAGTGGCTGTTACGGGCTCCCAATACGCAAGCTTAGTAAATGGTCTGCTCAACTGCTCGATTGATAACTTCAACAAGCAGTATATCCTTCGTTCCCCTGACCCTCTGGAACTGGAAGGCAAGGAATTCATGATTGGCCCTATGGCTGTAACCTACAGCATAACCAATCGTAAGCCTTTTAGTGAGGCAGAGATTTCGCAAGTTGATGTAACGAAGGCAGATAGTTTTTTTCAGGACCGTCGACTAAGCCATATCCCAAACTACCAGTTCCTGCCACCAGTAAACAGGGCAAGGCTCGGGGAAAGTTCTGTCTCACCTCTCGGAGACTACGTTAACTTACAACAACAACCAGTCTACAATTTTGATGACCTAGAACCTGAACTCAAAAAGCTGGAAAGTGATGGATACATGGACACGATCTATTTCACGGAAACATCAAAACAGAGCAATATCTTCGCCCAGTTTTTTGAGTCTTCACAGAATGAACTGTCCAAGCTTGATGTCATCGATTTTGGCACCTTCCCCGTAGAAAATGGAAGAGACCGTCACGTGTTTTTTGCAGGAAAGATTTATGGCGACGACAATGGTGTTGATACCTACATCAACCTTTTCACAATTATTTTCGAATAGTTGAATAAATGTTACCTCTCATGGCAAGATACAGGCTGCTGGCGGATACAAGTAGTCGAAAGTGAATACTTAGCCAAGTGAGCATGAATCTATCGAAAGCAGTCCAACGTGTAATGTCCATGCCTGAGCCTGATGGCTGGCCAGGTGATGTTCAACTGCCTTTCTCGTTAGGTCGCTCAATCAATCTTCCAAAGGAATGGATACAGTTCGCTACAGTAGAAACTGTGACGTTGGCAGACCTTGTGTCGACCCAAGAAAGTGTTGACCGTGAACAGGTCGTTGACCTGATAAAAAAGGGAGCGCCTGACATCGAGCCCTTGCCGTTAGTATGGGCATTGCCCGATGGGCAGTTTCTCATCCAAGATGGAAACCACCGCCTTGCTGCCAAAGCCTTCCTTGGTGACACAAGTGCCAAGGTTCGACTTGTGGACTCGGACGTACTTCCTGATGAAGCGATTTCCTCTGCGATGGAGAAGGGCCGCATTTCCACAAAACTGTTTCAGCAACTTGTCGAACAAGTCGTCTCACAAGAACTAGCTGGACTCCTCAAAGAGCAAGATGAAGAACAAGTTGAACCTCTATACCATGTCACCTACTCAGGAAGGCTCGATAGTATTTCACAAAAAGGCTTGAGGCCTGGTTCAAGTCGTTCCATAGGGTCTACGTCATATGATACTCATGCGGCAAAAGGAATATTTCTCACAGAGGAAGATGGCATTTCCTTTTGGGTGAGTCGTGCAGAAGACTTTGCCAACAGCAACAGTGACAACCCACACGAAGATGGCCTTGTGCCAGTTGTTCTCAAGGTGTCACCATCAGGCTTTAATGACGATGAATTAGTTGAAGATGACTTAGGTACAAGCGACTCACGGTCTGAGGCCTACATTTGGCCTGGTCAAATAGGCGCTGCATACTTGCAAGTATGGGATGGCTCAAGCTGGGTCCCCGTAAGTGAGTGGGACTCAATAGATTTTCTACAAGCGTTCGATAAAGAAGAACTTGAGGGCGAAGATGGTGAAGAAGAACGCTACTACCTCTTTAAGTACACTAGTGAGAACCCATTAGTGCCATAAGCAATTCACAGTAAAAGTCTCACTCTGAGCGTGGTGAGGGAAATTCACAAAACCCTTTTGAAGGATCTAGTACTCAAACTCCAAAAGTTTATTGATGCCTTTTGCAAACGTTGGAGTGTTTTTGTGACAGATGACACAGAGTGTCCGACCATTGCTCACGTCCCATAGTTCATTACAGTTTTTAGCTTGCTGTAATGTCGATATCCTATTCACATGTACTATTACAGCTAATGGTTTAATATGGTCTGCGTTGAGATTTCCGCCTCTGTTATCGCCGCAAATTTGACAAGTGTACTCATCTCGACTATAAACGTTTTTTCTCCAAGCCAGGCCTTCTTCACAAGTGCGTATTTGGTTATAGAGAGTTGCTTTTCTCTTTCTTGGTTCGACCCAAGCTGGATGTTTCTTACCTTTGAGTCCCCACATAGGGTTCTTAGGGCCGCATTTGCCATACATCGGATTGTCTTCGCCGCTCATACGTTTCGCAATTCTCTCTTTTACTTCTTCTGTATGTGAACCCCAGGAATTTTCTCTGCCGTACATGGGATGGTCTTCCTTGTTGCGAAATCTTTTCTTGGCAGCTTTGGACAACTTCCTTTTGTGTTCTTCACTTTTTGGCTTACCAGCAAACCGTTGTCTTATTTTCTCTTTTGTTTCCTCCGAGTGTTTGCGCCCCGCTCCAGCCTTTGAGAGCTTTACTCTTGTCTCTTTGCTGACAGGTCGGCCATACATTGGATTATCTTCACCAGAAAATCTTTCGGACATCTTGGGTCTTTTTTTTCCCCAAAAGTGGTGAAGCACCCCAGAACACGCTTCACTTTTAGAACGAATTTTTATGTTGAATTTTCGCAACCAATTTCTGATCGTTGTTCCCGAACAACCACAAATTTTTGCCAACACCAACGAAGAATATTTTTTATCTATATAGTGCTCAACGAGCCAATCCTTGTTTCTGTATTCATGAATCACGCAATCAGCATGACTCAGTTACATAACAATGCATTGACAACTACCAAACATTCACAAACGCCAGGGTTTGTTCAGTATGCGTATTCTTCCAAGGTTCGTATTTCCCTATAATGCTTTTTTAGCGAAGAGAGCACGATGGACAATTGTTTGGATGAGAGGCCCGTAATCTCACGTATGTAGAGTAAGACAGCACGCTTGCTGAGAAGGTCGATGTCATCGAGATTATCAATGATCACTTTTATCGCCTCAAGTGTAGCTTTTTCGTTATCTGAGCGCACTCTGTTTTCTAGCTCTCCCACAATTGCTTCGAGCATTCCCCGCACATCTTGAGGAGCCATGAGTTCATCAAGCCCAGGGACAACATTATTACGTTCAATTGCATCCAAGTCTGTCTGTGAGAGACCTTCCTTGAAGTCGAGGCTAATGTACTTTTTGAGCTTCTTAGAATTCTGTTTGGATTTTATGGTAAGCCAGTTCTTGGCCACTACGTTGAAGTAGGAGAACGCTTTTGATCCTTTAGTGGGATCGAACTTATGAACAGCTCCATACAGAAATTCTAAACACTCTGACTTTAAATCTTGTTTAGATTCGTGCATGACTCTAAAGCCATACACGTTGATAAGGTTTTCCACCAGGGAATCAAAGGCTGGAAGAACCTCTTTCACATATGTCATCTCACGATACATATCGTCGTCGGAATCTTGGTAGCGAACAATCGCTGCCTGCGTGTCCATTGTAAAATATTGACTAGCAGGCTTGGTACCTGGTTTGCGTCGTGAAATCTTACGTCGTTTTCTCTTCTTGCCTCGCCTCTTAAAAGTCGGTTTGATTATGTTGCCATCTTCATCTTTTGGAAGTCCGCTGACTCCCACGGGGATTCTTTTGACTTTTATATTAACTGGCTGGGTGCCATTACTATCTTTGGTGTCGGACATCGATCAACGTCCCTTCGGATTGGAGCATCTCAAGTGGATTGGGTGTTCCAGGTGGTTGGCCAGGAAGTCTCGGTATTTCCTGCTGTTCAAAAGAGTCGTCCTCTCTTATTAGAACGTATTTTTGCTTACTTCTTGCTGTAAACCTACCAATGGTTTGGTTTATAACTCCTCTGCAAAGCTTTACCTCTTCTAGTACGTTTAAAACTGCTTTCTTGACTTCTGGGCTATCGAAAAACAATTGCATTTGCAAAACTCCAACAATAGCGGTTTCTACTGCACCAAGCGCATTTAAAGTGTCATTGATGTCGTCTTCAAACACCATGATAATTTTAGCGAACTTCCACAAATAGTGAACTGCAAATGCAAGAGCTACAAACAACAATACGTTGACACCTATGAGTATCCAAGTCAGCATCAGATTACGTCTTTTAAGACTTCCGAGTACTGATCACTGATAGCTGAAAAGCTATGTGATTCCTGTAATTTCTTCGCTAGGTCCTTTGCCCATTTTTGGGGCATGCCAGGACTGCGGTACAGTCTCTTCAGTTTCTTTTTGGCGTCAGCTTCACTTGGATTGGCCCAGCGCATTTCCTGAAGGAATATTTTGTTGTCTACACGACTTGGGTGGATATTGGCAAGTTTGTAATCTACTTTCACAAACTTACCCTTTTTTAGGAACTCAGTATGAGCACTCCAATTGGTTGCTACCACTGGGAGGCCGCATGCCGCAGCTTCAAGGAGAGGCAGCCCGAATCCCTCACCACGTGTAAAGGAAACCAACGCACTCACCTTTGGATGCCTATATAGGGCGGCCACTTCGTCATTCAACATGTTTCCGTGGAGTAGATAAAATTTAGGACCGTTCCCCTGCTTCGTTTCCATTAGTACTTTCGCAAGCACATTAATGGTGTTAGCACGGTCCAACTTAGAGTTTTTGCCAAAGTTAGTCTTGATAATGACGCCCACATCTGGGTTGTCTTTGTAGGCTTCTGACATCCACTTAATCGTGTACGCCAGATTTTTTCGGTCATTGTCAGGATTGTTTCCACAAAACTGCCCAAATACTAGCAGATTAAAATCTGTATCGATTTTTTCCATTGGCATTTCAGGCATTGGGGCACCATCTAGGCATTCGTCTGTAAACGCCTCTGGAACTACTACGAGCTTGGTCGTAACTTCGCCCGAGTTCATTATGGTTCTTTTCACAAATTCGGAAGGCACAATCACCAAGTCCATTTGATTGACGTTTCCAACCCATGAAGGATTGCACCTGTCAGTCTCAACTGCTGCCGTTAGGCCGACGTTGTAATCAGCAAGGAATGGGTTCCACTCATTTGGGAGTTGCAACTGAAGGGAGACGTCATAGTGGTCAGCCTGTTGTGCATGCTGTACCATACGTCCGATAAGTCCGTTATAGGCTTCAACATTAACTATCCATGGTGTAGCACCCCAGTTCAGCGGTTCAATGTGAACCTCAAGGTCATCCCTGGAATCCAACTGATTGAAAAGCCATCGAGCAACCTGTCTTGAATGTACTCCATATCCCGACTGTGTTAACACAGGGGCACGAAGAATCACTCTCTTCTTTTTCTGGCCTAGCAGGAGGTTGTCACTGCCTGAATCTGACACAGGTAGCAACTCAGCCGATTCGATCTTACGTTTTTTGCTCATTTCTTCCTCCTTTTACTAGAAGCCTTTGGCTTCCTCTTTGTGGTTTTGTTGCTGGAACCTGGTTTGCGAACCTTCTTTGCACCTTGTGACACCGCTGGTTGCTGGTTGTCCAAAAACTGCTGTAGCTTCGCTGCTTCTTTGTTTTCGTGCGTCTTCTTCTTCTTCTCCAGCGTGTCAGGACTGCGATCAGCTGGAACTTCAAGTGTCGTGGTTAGGCTCATCAGTTCCCAACGTGACTCAGGTCCATTCTTCTTGAAGTTATCGATGCATTCCGTGAGAGTCTTGTCCCACTTCTTTACAATGTTGTCATGAGTAAACTCAAGATCAACATAGTCAAGACACTTCTTACGGAGTTGTTCTTTCTCCTCAGGTGTGTAGTCATGTACAGTTAGAAAGGCGTTGGCGACATCTTCCTGGCTCGCATAATCTTCATAAATATATGGAACTAGTTGAGACCCTACCAGGGCTCGCTTACATGGTTCGATTGCTACGCCATGTGTTGAACCGTCTCGGTAGTCTACCACCTTGCTTATTTCCCCGCCTGTCTTCAAAGCAATTACTGGCTTGCCGACTTGCATGGAGATAAGGGTAGAAAGTCCAAAACCTTCATTCTTGGAGACATTGACTGTGGTGTCAGCCAGGTTGTGCAGGATATTCATCTTATCAAACTGTAGCTTCTCGGTTGAAAACCACACATTGTCTGACAACCCTAGTTGCTCGGCTACTGCAAGAAGGTCTGGGCCTTCTGGGTCCTTGGGATCTGTATGCATAATCATCAATGCATTGCGATGTCCGTGCTTCTTCTCAAGCTTGTCAAGGAACAAGCCCCAGGAGGCGAGCACATCTGCTGGGAGTTTTCGAGTGGCATTGCGGTTAACCCAAAGGGCCTTGAACCAGTTGGCTCGGGGGCCAAAGTTCTGAACCATCAGATGATCACGTTCCTGCTTGGGCATCTCGAAAAAGATGTGCTTCGGGAATGCATGCGGGATATAGTGAGTTTTCTCTGGGTGGTTCGGCTTCACAAGCTCGTAAGTCTTGTATGACAGGCAGTTGATTAGATCGGTTGAGTCATACCAAGTTTTGTTGTAAGCTGGGTATGGGTCATTGTCCCAGACATGCCAATAGGTAATCGGGCACACCTGATGAATCTCGTCTTCAATCTCCCAGAGCCATATAAACTGGCGTGGGTCTGTGAAAATCATGAGAGCATCTGGCTTCTCTGTGATAATAAGCTGCCGAATCATCTCAGCCGAACCAAAACCATCAACTGGTTTCACAACAAAATCGTCATTGACTTTGATAGTTCGATAATCCTGGTGTTTGATAGCACCACCAAGGCAGCGGAACGAATACCGCCCTGTCTTAACAAGCCCTTCGATCAGAAATCTTGCTTGTACACCAACCCCAGATGGGGCTAATGGATGGTCAGACAAGAAAAGAATCTTCCTTTTCTTCTGTGGTTTGATGAACAAGTCATCGCCCAATAATTCGTTATCAACTTCTAATAGTGATTCAGTCATGTCTACTTTGACGTCCTTATGTTACTTGTATTGTCTTTGGTTTGCTTGGCTTTGTACATCAAGTCATTTGAAAATGTAGTAGTTTTTGCCAGGTATTACCTGCACATCTTCGATTTTAGCTCCGAACTTCTTTGCCAGAAGTCCAACATTTGTTGATTCTTTCATAAAAGGAATGTGGTCGCCGCATTGATGAATAGCCATAAGCATTGAGTCAGCATTAAACCAGTTTTTTCCTTCTACGAACTGATGCATTTCAACTGGGCTTTCTGAAAGTGCCCAGGTAGAAACAAACAAGTTGTAGCCCGAGTCCACCTTGTCTAGATTAGGGATTGAGACCAGGTTAATCTTACCTTCTTCAACCTTGTTGCTTCCTGCTACAATGTTTACCTTATCTTCACCAAAAACCGAGGAAAGGTAGATCCACTGTAAGGCAGATATTTCTGGCAGGTCAATAATGGTGTATGTCTTTAGTTGAGAATTTGGCAGCTTGCAAACAAGCTTGCAGAAGTTACCATACCCACCGCCCCACTCAATTACTCTTGAGGCTGCTGCGGGGGTTTTTTTGGTCCTGCGCTTGTATCGAGACATATGGTAAAGATGGTGTATCGAATTATGGGTTGTGTCAAACTCCCAGGTCATTGCCTTCGGCGGTTTTCCAACTGGACTCTCCTTCAGGGTGTCCTTTAACTCATCAATAGAGAATTGCTGTTTGCAAAGTTCAATTTGATGCGCCATTAAGTCTCCCTGGCTATTCATAAACAATGCGTGCGTTATAACAGAGTTGTGCAGAAAATCACTTCGAAGTTCTTTGGTAGTGTACAAACTGTACAGCTTGGCAATAATTTCCTCCCACTCCTCTTTTACTTGCTTCTTATCTGTTTTTTCAACTTCACCATGCTTGAGCACTGAAAGGGTGTCGGTGAAACCCTCACTTAGTCGCTTGAAAGTTTCAAGCTGCAACTCATCTGTTTGTGGTTCAAACGTCATAGTCCTAGTTCCTTGTCAAAATCTGATTCATACATTAACCTAGCCAGGTCTTTAAATTTTATTTTTGGCTCCCATCCGAGGTTCTTTTTTGCTTTGGTAGGGTCACCCAAAAGAAGTGGGACCTCATGTGGACGGAAATAACGTGGGTTAATTCGTACGTGTTGGCCTATATCCAAACCTGCTTGTTCAAAGACCTCTTCAAGGAATTCACGAACCGTATGTGTCTCACCAGTAGCGAGGACATAATCATCTGGCTTGTCTTGCTGGAGCATTAGCCACATCCCTTGTATGAAGTCTTTTGCATGACCCCAATCTCGCTTTGCGTCTAAGTTTCCCAGTTCTAGAATTTCCTGCTTGCCAAGTTTGATTCTGGCAGCTGCCTGTGTAATCTTGCGTGTAACAAACGTTTCTCCACGACGCTCACTTTCGTGATTAAAAAGTATGCCCGACGATATGTGCATGCCATATGCTTCTCGGTAGTTCCGACACAGGTTGTGTGCATAAAGCTTTGCACAGGCATAGGGGGACGCAGGTGTCATCCTAGTTGTCTCGCTTTGTGGAACCTGAGTATTGTCCCCGAACATTTCAGAGGACGAAGCCTGGTAAATACGTGTTTCTGGCAGAATTTCTTTACAGACGTTCAAAAGCTTGAGGGTCCCTTTAGCGACGACGTCCAAGGTCTCCTCAGGTACGTCAAAAGAAACCTTGACGTGTGACTGAGCTGCGAGGTTGTAGACCTCATCTGGCTGCCATTTATAGCATACACGCCAAAGCGAATGGGAGTCAATCATGTTACCCCATTCCATTGTGAACCTTGGATTATTAAAAATATGCTCCACTCTCTCAGTATTGAAAGTGGAAGTACGACGTCTTAGGCCAACTACTTTTTTGTAGCCCTTGTCAAGCAGCAGCTCAGCAAGATAGCTCCCGTCCTGTCCCGTTACTCCAGTTATTAGAGCAACTCGTTCATTATATGGTTTTATAGCCATTTACACCCTGAACTGTAGTTTTTCTCCTCAGGGGGTGCATGTATTATGATTCTTGGAGCTGATGCCTGTTTAAAGACAACTAAATACCCCTAACTAAAGGATAAGCAGCCTCAAACCAATCACACGTTTGCTTCAGCCCATCCTTGAGAGAAGTGTATTTGTGGGGAATTCGACTTCCTTGACTTGGTTTCCTGTGTTGCCCAGATGGCTTAGTCTCATCCCAACAAATTGGCCCTTTGTATTCCATAATTTGGGCTACAAGGTCGACTGCATGTTTTATTGAGACCTCTTCGTCTGTTCCAATGTTACAGGGTACAACGCTGTCATAAACATCACAGCCAAACTCACCTGTCATTTTTAGGAGACACACAGCGATGTCGTCAGCCAAAGTAAACTCACGAAGAGCCTGACCATTTCCCCAAAATGTCGGAGTTTTCTTCAGGTGTTTCGCCTCGTAGATCTTGCGGATGATCGCAGGAAGGACGTGGCTGTCTTCCAGGTCAAAATTATCTTCCTCTCCATAGATGTTGTTTGGGATAGCTGTAGTGAAATTTCTCTTATACTGCTGACGAAACGCTCTCGATTGCACCTCCACCATTCGTTTGGCATAGGCATAGCCAAAATTTGATTCATGTGGTGGACCGTGGTGGAGTTGGTCTTCGGACAATGGGTAATTGACCCATTTGCTATCTGGGTACACACAGGTACTCAACAAAGAAACGACGTTGTTTACATCAAGAGCATGAGCAGCCATCAACACGTTTGTGTTAATCAGAATATTCTCATTGAAGAAGTCAGCGACAAATTCTGTATTCGCTTTGACTCCACCAACACGAGCTGCCAGATGAATAACTGCCTTTGGCTTGTATGTCCGCATCATATTGCGAGCATCCGCCTTCTTACGCAGATCAAACTGTTTTGAGCTGATGAAAACAGCCTGAGTTCCATCTGGCAAATTGCGCTCGACAGCTCTCCCCACCATGCCAGTACCGCCTGTAACAAGTAAATCTTTTCTCATGGCATTTTCCTGTGCCTACAGCCCTTTAACGTACTGGAATACTAGGAAGCCACTACCATGCAGTTTAGGCTCATTTATGTGATCATAATGCTTAATGTCGTCGATAAATTTTTCCATTCCTGTCCAATTTATGTCGTCACAAGCGACAATAGCCCCGTCGCTCAATTTCTTTTGGTAGTAAACCCATTCCAGCTTGAGATGCGAATATTCGTGCAAAGTATCAATGAATAAAAAGTCAATGTTGTCTGGCAGACTGTTGACAACACCAGGATCTATACTTGAACCAAAGATGGTATGGATGTTATCCTGCTCCAAAACGAAAGGTGGGACACGGTGGAGATTTTTCTTGATGCCCACCGTGTATAGCGTTTGTGACTCATCCATGCCTGCGGCAATTGAAATTGTAGAGCTGCCCTCCCTATTTCCTAATTCCACGATATTTTTAGGTTTAAGTTTGTTGACAACATTATACAAAAAGCTGTAATAAAGGCCAGCACCCGCAGGCTGGTCTTTCAAGTGTTCGAAAGGTTCCTGTTGCTTTTTTATAATTGAGTAGTGCGGGGCGTCTAACGGCATATTTGGACCATTATCGACTACCTCCTGCACAAAAATTTGCTATGTTAATTTTTTTCATTTATTTTCCTGCTTTCGTATCAAAGATTTAAAATCATCTGCACAGATACCCAATGGGTTTGTTTCGAACGACCTGATGATATCGCTTGGTTGGTTCACAATGGAACGTGGAACACTAACTCCTGGTAATGTCCAGATGTAACCTTTACTGGTGATCGTTACTTTATCTGCCTCATGCCAGAACCAGTGAATACTTTGCTGGTTTGCCAGTTGCTCAACGGCATCTAAGTTCTTCGCATGGCACCAAAGACTTTGCACTGTAAGAAATTCCATTGTAATCTTATATTGAGGGTTGTCGTGACCCAACCAAAAGCTACCAGCTCGCCACCATACGTCAATTTCTGCATCAAAACCCTCTGCTAGAGCCTCCATCACATATTTAGGGTTGTTTTCGCATTCAGTAACTCTTCCAACCCTGTTCCCTCTATGTGCAATTAAAAACATGTATTCACCGTCCAACAATTAGCACAGGTTCAATATCCTGATTTGACTATATAGGCTGTGGGTGGCAAGACACCAGTTGTTTGAAGTTGTTCTTTTACTTTTTTTTCCTTGAGGAACTGATCGACGCCTGCACTTTCTGACCAACAGTGAAATGCATACTCATCAAAAACAATGATACCCCCCACCATAACGTTGTCCCACAAATTCATCAGGACATCATAAGTTGGCTTCTGTAAATCTAGGTCCATATATAAAAGCTTGATTTTCAACCCTGGGTTCCTAGTTCGCATTTGCAATGATGTTTCGCTTGCATTTCCTTGAACCAAAATAAAGTCTTTTTTCTCTTTGACGTTGCATGACATTGATTCGAGCTTGCTGGTCACGGCTGGTAAGCTTATTTCCTCCGTAGAAGCACGGGAAAGAACTGCCTTCATACACTCCTTGTCCTCACCGTCAAGCACATTCAGCGTTTGCTGCTTTCCGAAAAAGTCGAACCCAATTACTTTCGACTGTGAGTTTGGGGTGTAGACCTGTTTGAGAGTTAACCACAAGGCCATTGAAGCTCCTTTAAAAACACCGAATTCCAAAATGTCACCAGGCAAGTTTTTTGTTTGCAAAAAGAACTCCGTTCTTTTCAACATTTTTGACATCACTCTCAGATCACCCGAGAACATTAAGTTGTTGTAGGCTGTGAAAACATCAATATTTGTTTCAGGAATTGCATTATTAATATCTGTTTTACTCATTCAACATACCTCAAAATATATTTCCTGATAGCATCGTAAGTATAATTTTCTTCACATACTCTGTCCTGCTCTAACATACAGTAATCATACAAGGATGGATCATTACGAAGCGCCGTCACTTTTAGGCGCAGTTCACTCGGAAGATCGAAGTGAACTTCACGTGCAAACCCATTCCCGACAAAATTCATAACAATGCCGTTATTCTGAATAAGCGCCAATGAACCCACAGAAAGAATTTCGAACAACCTCCTTGTTAGTTTTGCACACCCTCTTGGGTACATACAAAACCTGGACGTGGCCAGTTCATCCATGTATTTGTCATTCGCATACTGCCTACCAGACACTGCCTTGTCGGTTGTCAGTATTTCCGCACAGTCTTGAAGCAACTTCTTTCTGTTGTGGTAATTACGGTTGATTGGGTCGTCTGCTCTCACACTAGAGCCAGCGTAATACACTCGGTCTAACTTTTCTTCCGTAGGCTTAAACCACTTTTTTTCGTTTAGCAGCCAAAGCGGGTCTTTGTAACCTAAAGCAACATAAGGAAACGGAACAAACAAGTCTGTGTAATTTTCTACCTGTGAATTATATTCTCTTTTTAAGACCACGTCTAATCCTAAGTCAAACTCACTGAGAGCGTTTGTACTGTCAAGTGGTTCATCAGAGTTGTCAATAAATACAAGCTTTTTAATTGTGCTTTTTTCTCTTATGTCACGGACCAGGTTTACCAAGTAATCACGTGCACCTTGGTAATTCCTAGGGAACGCAGTACACAGAGGGAAAATGACAAATGCCACATCCCAAGTTTCGCTTGAGATTTCTTCACGGTCAGACACAGTTTCCAGGCACTTCGCTGTAAATCCGTACATGGGATTAAATTCCCCCTTGGTATAGGGTCCGTGAGGCCAAGTAGTCTTTTTTGAGTTGTGGTAGTAGGACACAACATCTGTACCGTGCGTAAGAACAAAATACAGTGAAGGCATACAACTGGTTGGGTCGATTATCAAATAGTTTTTCATTTAGTTTTTCATTTTCAGATGCGTTCAAACATTAAAAAGCCAAGCATTGGCTGCTAAATCTTCTGGAGTGCCGAATCCAAGCATCTCGTTTACATGGTATATACCAATTTTTTTGCCATCACCAATGGCCTCGTTGAACACTGGACACACATAAAATTCACCATTAACTCTTATATCCTTATCAATCATCTGTTTTGCATATTTGACAAAATCTGAACCGTGCCGAAACCAATAAATACCAACAGTTGCTATATCAGATATAGGCTGCTTTTCAGCAACTTCAGTTACTAACCCAGTCTCTCCCGATAGTTTAGCGAAACTCCATTTGGGTTCTGAAGCAGTGAATGTCACAATTGAACCATCCAAACCACGACCAAGGGCATCTTTAATGAAGTCGTCGATAGAAAACATCTTAACTTTTTTCTTCATATTTTGGATAACATACTGGTCTGAGTTGGCCAGAAGCAACGGGTTATCGTTGTTAATAAAATCTTCAACGAGCAGCACCGTGCAAGCAGCACCCTCTGTCACCTGCTCCACTCTATAGATTTTTTCTTCTGGTAAAACATCTTTGTATTGAAGGTCATCGACATGTTCTGAAAGTGCCAAGTACCGCACATCGTGGAAGCCCCTTTTTGGAGTAACATTTTCAGTTACAACCTCGATTAATCTTTTCCCATTTCCAAATTGAATGAATGGCTTAGGCGTGGCCCAACCTGCTTCAATAAATCGGCTGCCACGACCAGCCATGGGAATCACCAGGTTTGTCTTGGGTTTTTTGTTCATAAGATATCTTTGAATAGCTCTAGGTTTACTTGAGTTGCGTTTTTCACCTTACGCACGTCCTTGCAGCCACTTGCTAGCGCAGCAGCGTACCCCTTGTCTGAATCTTCTACAATAACAGTCCTATCAGGCGTGACTCCTAATTTAGCCATGGCTTTATTGTACCCATCAGGTGCTGGCTTTGCATTGTCAACGTCTTCGTTTGCTATGATGAATTCTAAACTGTCAGTGACTTGAATTTTGTCCAGCATCATTTCGGCTGATTTGCGAATGCTGTTGGTGACACAAGCAGAGCGTATACCTTTGCAAGCAAGAGCTTCGATAAGCTCCAATTTGGTTCGGTCTTGGACAGTGGCCTCTTTAATCGTCTTAAATGTTTGGTCTTGCTTAGCTGCCCATACCGCATCGAAATCTTCGCTCTTCATCCTACCTTGCAACTGTAGCATGAGCAGTTTCTGCTTAGTGGGCAAGCCATTGAACGTACTGTCGTGCTCTTCACGACCAATTCCAAATCCACATATTTCCATTAGGGCCTTGTTGAGAGCTGCATAGTGCCAGTCACAAGCATCTACCAGAACACCATCAAGATCAAATAGAACAACTTTAGTCATTTAGCTGCCGCTTCATAATGTTCGATCATTTTGGTGATGCCCTCCTGCACCGAGATAGCATTTGTATGATTCCAGAACTTGTTCAATGGATTCACGTCTGGCTGAATTTGCGAATCGTTTTGCACAGTATCCTTTGTAGAACCCGAGGTTATCTTAGCGCCATAGTGTCTGGCAACGATATTAGCAATCTCCGAAATCGAAGTCCACTTGTGTGTTGAGACATCAAATGTTTGATGTTTCTGAGCCTCTTCAAAATTTACTGCAAGGGTGTGGAGTATACGTGAGCAATCATCCGTATACAAAAACTGTCTAACTTCTGTACCATCTGTCATCATATCGACATTGCCAGTGTTGCGGGCCTTGTGAATGAAATCTGTAATTACATGTGACTTTACCTCATCATGTTCTGGGCCGTAAACATTCCAAAATCGGGTTGTAATTCCACCCAAAGATTGAGTGAAGTGTTCCCCCAATCTCTTTAAATTCCCATAAGTTGACCATGGCATTTCAGCCATAACAGACGACGCAAAAATAAAGGGTTTATCATATCTTTTCAACAGTGAAAACGTGTTTGACATAATTTCGGTATTGTTGGCAAGGAACTGGAACTTGCCTTGCTCGGCCTTTAAAAACTTGGCGCCGCCGATATCGTAAGCAAGGAAAAACACAAAGTCAGTGTCGCATAACCAGCGTTCGATTGCTGGGTCGGCACTTTCTGGCAACCTCAGATCTTCTTGTGGACCATGAAGAAGATCCACGTTGTAGACTTCGATCCCCTGATGTTCAAGATGTTTGCAAAGAGGCCTACCAATTTGGCCTTCGCCGCCGAGGACCATCGCTTTCCTAATTCTAATCTTAGCCATCTTTCTCGTCCATCCACTCGTTCAACCAGACATCGTCGGCAACGAACGTGCGGCTTTTACTGTAGACCCGCTCAAACAACTCAGTAAACCGTTGAATGTTAGTCTCAAGATTGTAACTCGTTTCAAACCGTCTCAAAGCATTGCTGCCTTTTGATGTCCTGTAGTCTTCAT